TCAAAATGAATTATTTCATCAATGTTTATTTTTTTTGGTGTAGCTTTAATCATTTTACTCTCCTCTATATTAGTTATCATTTAATTATAAGTAAGTTTACACTCAGATTAATTGACTTGCAACCAGTCATTTGACTATATTTACCAGTCATTTTACACATGGCTACTTGGAATATAAAAAAGATATGCAATCCACCGGTATAGATTCGGTATAATTTTTTAGAAAAGTTTTTATTTTTCCTTATAAAACCGAATAGTACAGATACAAAAAAAGAGCCGAAAAGAATCTTGCGATCCAATTCGGCTATGTATATAAGGTTTTTTAAAATGCCCTTGTAGCTCAGCTGGTAGAGCAATTGATTTGTAATCAATTAAACCCCCCAAATAAACTAACCATACTTAGGCTTTTAAAAAAAAGTATAATGAAAGTATAATTTTTATATTTGTAATTATCTCTAAACATAAACTTCATGTTAAGTAAATGATAACACAATCTAAACTTTATACCACTTAAAATATTTTACCCACCACTATCCCTAAAAGTCAAATGACTCTCATCTGATCTAAAAAGATCAAACCTATTCTGTTATTTTCTTTTACTTTTCTTAGCAGTCTTAGCTGCTCTTTTAAAATTAGCTGCTGTCGGAGATCCTTTAGTTCCTGGTTTTCTCATTCGTTCACCAGAACCAGCTTTGATTCTTTTTCTTTTAGCATGGATATTTGCGTACAATCCTTTTCGTTTTGCCATAACTATTTTTCCTTTTCTATTAGTTTTTTGTAATCATCTTTTTTCATACAATCGTAATGAGCTTTATCTCCACCATAAAAAGCTACGAAAGATTCTGAGTTAGTCATTGGAGCCTGGCAGTACCTACACTTACCTATATCAATTACTAATATGCTTGGCTTATTCCAAATTTTTTTTGGCACTAACAATCCCACTTTCTAAGTGCTTTGTTAATTCTACTGTTAGGATCTCTAGCTGTTTTCTTAGAAGTTAATTTCTTCTTCATACCTAACATTCTGGCACAAAAAGATTTTCTTCTTTTGCTAGTCTTAGATTTAGTTGGTGCTTTTAGATTGGCATTGTTAGCTCTATTGTAAGCAGCTCTACCTTTAGCATTAAGTCCACCAGACTTTGATTGACCAGCTTTCTTTGTCCAAACTTTACTAGCCATTAAATTTTAACCTTTTCTTTAATATCTTCAGTACACATAAACTTAATAAAAATTTTATTTTCATTTACATCTAAATGACCAATTTCTTCTAATTTAAGAATAGACTCTTGGTTTCCAGCTAACATACATGAGTAGCCATCAACAAATAAATCAGGGTATCTGTATGGTGGTAAGCAGCTATTTGCTACAGCAGAACACATTATTAAGTGAAGTACATAATTCATTAATTATCTTTCTTTTTAAGTTTATGAATTTCATCTTCTAAACTTGTAATTTTTTTATTTGCTGAATCTAAATCTTGTTGTGAGTGTTCTAATTTTTGCAAACATCTTTTGTTAGCACTATCCTTAGATTTACCAGCATCTTGCAGTTCAGCTACTTCTTGCTTTAAAATACGAACTTGCTCTTTATACTCATTAATGAGTTCTAAGTTTTCCGACATCAATTATTTTTTATTGTTTCTAAATACTTGAGTTCCCTTAATTCCAAAAATACTGGCTACGACAAGAATCCATAAATTTGTAAACCAGCTAGGAAGTGCTGCAAAATGTTCAAAGAAAGTATTTACTTTGTCCATAGCTTGTGGATCATCCGACCATACTGCCCAAGCCAAAATTATTATTGGGAAACTTAAAATTAAGAGACAAAACTCATCTTTAAGATCGTTTTGTCTAGCTTCTAATAACTTACCTTGATACTCAGTTTCGCCTTTTGCCATCTTAGTGGCTGCCATGTGCTGAGCATCTGCCATAGCCATTTTAGTTTCTTGTTTCTTTTTATAGATATGAGTACCAGCATTTAAAGCTAGTTTGACTGCACTTAACCACATAATGTTCTCCTATAATTTTGCTGATTGCATTTTTTTAGAAAGTTTATTTGCTCTGTTAGGTGTTTGTTTTGCCCATAAAGAGTCTAGCATTTGAAAACTAGCTTCTCCATAATCTTCATTATCAAGAGCTTTCCACATATTCTTAAACTTAGAAACTCCACCCTCACCAATTTGATACACCATATTAATTATAACTTCTTTAGCTGTATTGTTTATTGGTCTGTCAGCTATCAATCTTTCTGCTGCATCTAATGTTCTTTGAAAGTCTTTTTCAAAAACTACTTCACCCTCATCTTTTGTGTATTCTACACCATGTTCATAATCATCTTCTGGTGTTACTTTATGGCCATAGAATATTGTATCAAAACCCTCTGAACATTTATAAATCTTATTTACATAACCCTCACAGGCTTTTATTTCATCTTTTACTTCTTCGTACATTTACACTCCTCACAAATACAAATATCGTTATCCCAATGGTGTGTGTGCAATTCTTGTTTACAATGGCACTTACAATGGCAATCTTTACACTTTCTTTTTTTTCGTTTTTTTTTTGGTTTAGGTTCAAATAGTTTTGCAATAGCATCACAAAAATTATCAATCGCTTCGCAAAATTTAATTATATATTTGTCTATCATTCTAAAATAAGTTTCTTAATTGAGTATGAGCCATCAATGTTTTTCTCTAGCTCTGCTTTAGATTTAATACATCTGTACTCAATGTTATTTCCAGTATTACTTCGATTAGCAACCCTCTTACCTTTAAGGCATGAGCTTAAATCTGGTTGTAATCTTGCTTCCTTGATCTCATTATTAACTAACATTAATAGAGCTATGACTACTTGCTCCATTAGTGATCTCCATTAAGTTTTCCAATGTTTGCTCTAACACTATCTTTTAATTTTTCTATATCATTTAATGCTTTATCTAAATCTTTGCTAATAGAACTAATCATTACTTTATTGTGCATCATGTCATCTACTCTAATTGTTAATTTTTCTACTTGTAACGATATATGCTCAAGCAACATAAACTGCTCTTGATCTATCGGTAATTGTTTTGATGCTTCAAGTAAATCTTGTTTCATCAATTGTTCTGATGTTTCTAACTTAGTTAATCTGTTATTAATTTCACTGTAAGTCCATACTGCTATCGCTATTGCAGCAATAATCATTATTAATGTTTTTAAATCTGTTTTAAAATGTGTTTGTTCTGTAATCATAATATGAGTAATTAATTTTTGAATGAGCTGGTTTTACGCAAAAAGCTAATAAACACATCAGTATAACAAGAACTCCTGTAAAATAGTAATTCATAGTAAAGCTCCCTATTCATTTGCATGATCTACCATGATAATTTTTATGCCTAATTTTTTTTGCTTGGCAGTAGGTGATCGCCAAATTTTTCGTCTATAAGGTTTTACATTCTTACGATAAGTATTTGTTTTTATGTCTAGCAACTGGATAGTTCCATCTTGAGCTACAGCAACTAAATCAAATGGACATTGAGGATCACAAGATTTTGCAACCCAATAACCTTGCTTTGTTAAGTTTGCTATCTCAACATATTCTGCAATAGTTCCTTTAATATGTGTGTTTAACTTAGTAGGTTTGCCACCAGGCTTAATAGACTGCTTAGACTTATGGTTAGAATTACCCATGCAATTTTTTTAATATTTTTAATCTCTAAGTCCAAATGGTGTAAGTGATTGTTTGTAATTGTTTCTAACTTTTGATTTATAAGTTTTGTTTCACCTTGTAATTTTATTATATCAATTGAGTTCTTTTGAGATTGAGTAGCCATTAATTCATAACCTCATCAACCAATTCACCAGTAGGTTCATTTCCAAAAGTTACTGCTCTTAGATAAGCAACTACTCTATTTTTATCTTTCCAGTTTGCAGCAAGATTTAATAATTCTTCAATACCATTTTCACTAACCATAGCTTCTGCTAATTCATCTGATGTTTTAGTAAAGTTTCTTTTTGCCATCCATTCACCAGCAGCAGTAAGAAAAGAAAATGGAAATTTAGTAGCATCTTTAACTAAACTTTTTTCAGCAGATTCTTTGTAAAGTAAATTAGCAGCAGTTGATGATCCAGCTTTTCCAGATTTACCAGTAGCTTTTAAAACATTTGCAAATTGAACAACTGAGTTTTCTATATCGCTATATTTAACTTTACGATCTTTTGTTTTTGCTAATTGATAAAGCATTTCTGTAAAATTACCTTTAGTAGCTTCATTTTTCATAATAGATTTATAAAAAGTAACACCAGCACTAGCACCATCATTAGCTGCATCGGCAGCTGCTCTTGTAAATCTTTGATTAAAATAAGTTGAAACTATATTCTGCCAAGCATTAGGTACACCACTTTTGTTTACAGCTCTTGCCATCTTTTTAATATTTGTTGGAGAAACTTCATCAGATCCTAAAAACTTAAACATTTTACCAACTGTTTCTGGTTTGTCTGCAAACTTGGCTGATCCTAGATCATCAAATAATTTTGTTAATGATCCTGATGTAATTGGTTCTTCATAAGCTTTAGAAAATTTAGCATATTTAGCTTGAGCTTTACCCCATTCAGAATTTGATTTTAAAACATTTCTTATTGATTCAGTAAGGTCTTGATATAATTTTCTATCTAAAACTGTACCACCTTGAAAGTTACCTTGATTTTTAATTTGTCTAAATTCCATGTAAATGTTTTGCAACACTTGACCATTACCATTAGATTTTTCTATTCTTTTAATTCTGTCTTTAACAATCTTAATTAATTCTGGAGATCCAGTTTCGGCTAACTTTGTAAATTCAGATTTTAAATTTGCAATTTCTTTTGATGAATATTCAAAATTTTTAATTTTATCACCACCAGACATCTTCCATAATTTTGTTCTTTGATCGTTTAAAATTACAGCTGCTTTTTTAAGTTGTTCGTAAGTTTGTGTATTATCTAAAGATTTATTTTTAGATATAATACCCATCTCCTTACCCCAGTTATTAACAAATGTTTTTATTTCAGTAGGTCTATTTTTCCAAAATTTATCTACAACACCATTACCAATAATTGATGATTCAATTGTACCATCCATTTTTTTAACAGATGCTTCGCCACTTGCTTCTGATGTCTTTAATATTAAACCTCTGTCTTTTGCATATTTTTGAACTTTTGCAGTTTCATCAATATTACTTGGTACTATATGTTTTGCTAATACAGATGTATTACCTCTGCTTAGTGCAAAAAGATCAGCACCTAAATTTACACCAACACCAACACCAGTTCCAATACCCTCACTACCAGTTAAATTTTCTGTTCCTTGTGCAACTGCACCACTAGCAGCACCAGTAGCCATAAATGTTTTTGCAGCTTTTGCACCCTTAGCAAATAATCCACCAGGAGCAGCAAACTCTGCTGCTTTTCTAACATATTCACCAACATCAGTTTTAGTATCGTAAGTTAAAAAGTTTTCTCTTAAATATTTTCCTGGTCTTATTTTATTAGCTTCATCATTTATTTTTTGTGAATATTCAGACTCCATATTTTTAATATCATCTTCACTAAAACCTACTGCCATAGCAGCCTTTTCAAATAAAAATCCACCAGCATTATCTAAAACATCAACAAGCATAAAAGGTAAATCAACTACATAAGATAAACCCTCAGCAGCTCCTACAGCAGCAGAAGCTCCTAAATCAACAGCAGCATCAACTGCACCAAGTTCTGACATAGCAACATTATTTTCTGCATTATTTGTTTGTGCTAATTGATTAGAGTTTTCTTTATTACTTTTTTGTTGATTAAGAATTTCTTCATCTAAATTTTTATAAAAATCTTCTAATTTTGCCATAGTTTATTTCCTATTAGTTTTTTTGATCTTCTAAATATTCTGTTAATATAGATTCCCAATCAATTCCTTTAAAAGTATAATCCATAAATCTTTTAGTTCTATCTGTATCCCACATTTTATCTTTTCTATAAGATGTAAATAATTCTGAAATAAACTCACCAGATGGTTTAACTTTAGTTTTTAAGTATTCACCAAATTCTTTTGAATAAACTCTATCACCATCTGCATTAGTTGTGTAAAGTTCTGCACCTTTAGTTTTTTGAAACTCTCTTGCATTTTCAATAACTTGTTTTTGAATCATCATCTGATTTTTTAACTTAGCTTGATATGTGGTCGGAGTATCTTTTTCACTTGGAATAGAGTCTTGTAACCAACTCATTTCTTTTTCACCAGCAGCTACACCAGTAATTTCTTTTCTGTATTGGTTAAAGTATTGTAAGTTAGTTTGTTGCCACTCACTATAATTTCCTAAATATGCTGCTTCGTCTGCGTCTAACTGTAAACCAGCTAAATCTTTTGCTTTAAGTGCTTTGTATTTAACTTTACCCTGAACAGTCAAAAACTCAGGCTGAAATTGTATTTCCTGTAAAACAAGATTGTCTTGTAATTGAGTTCCTGATAATAATTTTTTTTCAATATCACCAGTTGTCTTTTTAGAAAGTGTAGTCAAATCACTTGTATTTTTTCCAGAAATAGATTGTGATATTTTATCATATCCTTTATTGTTAATTAAATCTGTAGCTTTTTCTAAACCTGATTTTGATGCTGTATTTATAGTAACTTTATCTTTTCCATCTTCTGATAAAAAAGTTTCAAACTTAGCAGATTTATCTTTAGCAAATACATTTTTGTCTAACCATTGTTTTGGTGCAATTAAGAAAGCATTTTTTTGATCTGCTGGTACTTGGTCTGCGTACTCTTTAATTAATCTTTGTTTCTCATCTTCATCTTCTTGTTTTCTAAACATAGCTGCTGTTTGCATACCTTGAATTAAGCTTGGCAAAGCTTGGCCTGGATTACCACCTGATAGTCCAGATGTTAATAGTCCTATTCCACCTAAAACTTCTGGTGAGTATAGTAAGCCTTTGTATTTAGATTCTGCCATTAGATTAATCCTTGTTCAGTTAAGTAGTTATAGAAAACATTACTGTTATTCATTTTTCTTGAGTAAGTATCATTGTAAGAATTTCCATAACCAAATTGTTGATTAGGTGGAGTCATGTTTAAAGTGTTAGCCATTTTAGTTTTAGCTGTGTTGTAAGTGTTTAAATAATTTTGTGAGATACCTAGATTAGTATTATTAAGATTTGCAAAATAATTACCAACCATAGATTCTTGAGGTGCTGTTTGACCAACTTGATAAGCAGAATTTGATCTTATAAAAGCATCTTGTTCGTTACCACCATCTTTTGAAGTAAATGTTTTTGTTTGAGCATTATAAATCAAACCATTTTCAGCAGCATATCTATTTGGTTGAAAAGTTTTTTGTCTTTCTTGCCAATTCATAGCACCACCACCTGATTTACCAACTTCTGTTGCTTCGTTTAATGATGATAAAAGTTCATCTTTAGTAAGAGGTTTATCTACTGCATTTAATATTGCACCACCAATACCAGGAAATTCCATTGATCCACCAGTTGGGATAAAACCACTTTTTTCCCATTTTGCTATTGTTTCAGGTTCATATAATGGATTACCATTTTTATCTTTTAAATCTTTATAAGAACTTGCTAATTCATCACTAGATAAATTATTTACATAATCAATAGTATCTTGAAAGTTTGCATTTTTATCAATATCAAAACCAGCTTTTTTAAGTTTATTTTTAACTGTTTTTAATTTTTCATTTTGAATATATTTAATTTGGTTAAGTTCGTACTTACTTTTATAATCACCCATTATTGTACCAGTAGGTTGATAGTAAGTAATATCTGGTCTGCCTAAATCTTCTGTTGCAGCATCAGTTCCATAACTTAAAGTTCTTGAAGCTGGGTTATCATCAGTTGCGTAAGTTCCACCAGTAAATATTGTGCCTTGATAATCTGGAGTACCTAATAAACTATTATTAATACTGCTTTCATAAGAATCAACACCACTATCACCACTCCACCCTGTAGGGTTATTGTTTGTGGTAACTCCCATGTTTTTTTCCATTGTAGCAACATCATCTTCTTGATCGCCACCAGAATTATTATTATTGTTATCAGGTTGGTTTCCACCACTTCCACCATAAGTTCCACCACCACTACCATCATAGTTTGGATCACCCATACCAGGTGGATATGCAAAGATACCAGATTCGGTTGGTGTTTTTTTACCACCAGCTTCTACTAGCATATCTCTTTCACTTGCTGTTATATAAGCAAGAAAGTGATCTTTAGGTGCTTCTTCATTAAGAAGCCCAGCATATTGTTTTAGGTTGTTCATAGATTATGAAATAATTGAAATAACAAATAGAACACCAAGAATAATAATATACTTAGATGTATTGTTATCTATGTCTGTTTTTAAATCGTAAATTATTTTATTTATTTTATCCATTATAATAGTCCTCCTAAGAATCCTAGACCACCACCTATCAATGCACCTGGCATCCCAAATTTAGATCCAATTAAAGCTCCACCCATCGCAGTTGTTACTGGATTAGCAGATGTTTGTGTGTTTCCTGTTTGAACTGGTAGTCCAGTTGCAATAGGATTAATGATACTATTGTATTGTTGTAGTGCAGCAAAAGGAGCCATGTTTTTTTGTCTTTCAATATTTTCTAATTGAGAACCTACTGCTGTTAAACCAGGTGCAGCTCCAGCAATTCCTAATTGTCTTGATCGTTCTTTATCGTATTGGTCAAAAGCATAAGGTAAAGCAGCATCTGTAATACCAGCTAAAATTTGTTGTTGATTCATTCCTGAACCTGGAGTTCTTCCAGCAGCACTAAATTCTGAGTTTACCGATGTTGCAATATCATTAGCAGCACCTTGTAACATTGGAGATAAAAAAGGATTTAAATACTTGCCAGATAAAGTATCGGCCAGTTGAGTGTTGGCAGCTTTTGCCATAGCTTCTTGATTTGCTATTCCAGCTGTTGTTTGTGTGCTTGGAGCCACATATCCAGCAGCTTTTACACCTTGATTATATAAAGTTCCAGCTTCTGATATAATTTGATTTAGAGCTGGTTGAGCTGGTGCATAAGGATTTACAGTAGTATTCTGTACTTGTCCTCCACCACTTGATCCACCACCGAATGACATTAGTTATTCTCCTTTTCAGTTTGTGTTATAGGTTTTTCTAAAACTACATGAGTTTGATTGTATTGAAATTGTTTCATAATTCTTGTCCAGCCTTTTCTTGCTATTAGTTCCATGTTTGTGCAATTGTTTTTTAAAGCAAAATCTTCAAGCACAGATATTAGATGTTGCCATTGTTGTCTTTGTCTGCCTGTAACTATAAAAATATTACAAGATTTTTTTAATTTTCTTTCA